GATAGCTAGGGAGGGTCGATGACAATCCAAGTTGAGGCCCGGCCGGTCGCCGCGCTCATTCCCTATGCCCGCAATTCGCGCACGCACACCGATGCGCAGGTGGCTCAGATCGCGGCAAGCATCCGTGAGTTCGGCTGGACGAACCCGATCCTGATCGACGGCGCCGATGGAGTCATTGCGGGCCACGGCCGGCTGCTCGCAGCTCGCAAGCTCGGCCATGTAGACGTACCGTGCATTGTCCTTGATGGCCTAACCGAGACGCAGAAGCGGGCACTGATCATCGCCGACAACAAGCTGGCCATGAATGCTGGCTGGGACCAGGCGATGCTGGCACTGGAAATTGGCGAGCTGGTCGCGGCGGACTTCGACACGGGCTTGCTCGGATTCTCTGATGACGAGATGGCGGCGCTGACCGTCGACAAGACCGAGGGCCTCACCGATCCCGACGAGATTCCCGAGGCGCCTGCCGATCCCGTTTCGGTGCTGGGCGACGTCTGGCTGATGGGAAAGCATCGGATTGTCTGCGGGGATTCGACCGACGCGGATTGCGTCGCGGCCGCGCTGAACGGCGTGGTGCCGCATTTGATGGTGACCGATCCGCCTTATGGGGTGGAGTATGATGCCAGTTGGCGTGTGGACGCGGGCCTGAACAAGGACACTGCCGCGCACGGCAAGGTCATGAACGACGACAAAGCCGATTGGACCGAAGCGTGGGCGTTGTTCCCCGGCGACGTGGCCTATGTCTGGCACGCCGGGCTCCATGCCGGCACGGTCGCCGACAGCCTCGCCACAGCGGGCCTTGTGCCGCGTTCGCAGATCATCTGGGCGAAGAACCAGATGGTGATGAGCAGAGGCGACTATCACTGGCAGCACGAGCCCTGCTGGTATGCCGTCCGCAAGGGCAAGCCGGGCCGTTATGATGGGGGCCGCAAGCAGACCACCCTCTGGCAGATCGATAAGCCCAAGAGGTCCGAAACCGGCCACTCCACCCAAAAGCCCGTCGAGTGCATGAAACGCCCGATCGAAAACAACAGCAGCGCGGGGCAGGCGGTTTACGAGCCGTTCTCCGGCAGCGGAACGACCATCATTGCTGGGGAAATGACGGGCCGCTCCATCCACGCGATCGAGCTCAACCCGGCCTATGTCGACGTAGCGATCATCCGCTGGCAGGAGTTCACCGGCCTGCAGGCGACGAAGGCTGACGGCCGCCTGTTCGATGACATGCGGGCCGCGCGGGATACCAAGGTCGCCGCCTGATGCCAGGGCCACCGAGGAAGCCGACCGCGCTTAAGATCGTTGCCGGCAATCCTGGCAAGCGGGCGCTGCCTAGGAAGGAACCGAAGCCGCGCGGCAATCTGTACGATCCGCCGGCATGGTTGACGGAACAGCAGCTGATCGGCTGGGAGTACGCGATCGAGACAGCGCCCTATGGCCTGCTCAAACGGGTAGATCGGTCGACGCTGGTGGCATGGGTCATCGCGGAAGACCTCCACCGTCAGGCGGCGCAGAAACTGAATGCAGGCGCCTTGCTGATCAAGACACCGAACGGGATGCCGGTGCAGTCGCCGTACATCTCGATCGTGAACAAGCAGGCGGCGATCATGATGAAGGCAGCGAGCGAGATGGGGTTCACCCCTGCGTCGCGGTCCCGCGTGGAGGTAGATGGTGGGGACGAGGATGAGGACCCCGCAGACGCCTTCTTTGCCCGACCGAACTAAGGATTATGCCGAGGGTGTGGTCTCGGGGGAGATCGTCGCCGGCCCGCATGTTCGCAACGCCTGCCGTCGTCATCTGGACGACTTGAAGCGCACCGACGGCATCTGGTTTGACCATGACGGTGCGGTGAGGGCTTTCGGTTTTTTCGAGCAAGTTCTGAGATTGTCGGAAGGCCAGTTCGAGGGGCTGCCGTTTCAGCTTCACCCCAGCCAGGCGTTCATCATCGGATCGCTGTTCGGGTGGAAGCGGGCGAACGGGATGCGGCGGTTTCGCCGTGCCTATATCGAGCAGGGAAAGGGCAACGGGAAAAGCCCGCTCGCTGGCGGCATCGGCCTGTACGGCATGACGGCGGACGGGGAATCCGGCGCGCAGATTTACGCGGCTGCGGCGAAGAAGGAGCAGGCGAATATCCTGTTTCAGGACGCCTGCAAGATGGTTCGCGCGGCTCCGGCGCTGGAGAAGCGGCTGGATTTTTCGGGCGGCATGGGCCGCGAGTTCAATATCGCCCACCATGCCAGCGGATCATTCTTCCGGCCGGTGTCGAGGGATACCGGCAAGACGGGATCAGGCCCCCGCCCCTATTTCGTGCTGGCCGATGAGGTCCACGAACTGCCCGATCGCAAGATTCTGGAGATGCTTGAGCGGGGGTTCAAGTTCCGCCGCGAGCCGCTGCTGTTCATGATTACGAACAGCGGGTCGGATCGCAACTCGGTTGCTTGGGAGGAACATGAGCACGCGATCAAGGTCGCAGCCGGCAATATCGATGCGGTGACGGACCCGACCTATCTGGGCGCCGTCATCGACGACACGACGTTCAGTTTTGTGTGCAGCTTGGATGAGAGGGACGATCCCCTGAATGATCCGTCTTGCTGGATCAAAGCGAACCCGCTGCTCGGCGTGACGATCACGGTGGAATATCTGACCGAGGTGGTCGCGCAGGCCAAAGCCATCCCCGGCCAATTGAACGGCATCCTGCGGCTTCACTTCTGCGTCTGGACCGATGCGGAAACGGCGTGGATGACGCGGGCGACGTTGGAACCGCGCCTCGCTGATTTCGACATCGCCGATCATCATGGCGAAAAGGTCTGGCTCGGGCTGGATCTTTCGCAGAACCGGGACATCACGGCCCTGGCGGCAATCATCCGCACCGGCACCGATGAGCATAACAAGCCGATGTTTGATGCCTGGGTCGAGGCATGGACGCCCGGCGACACGATCCAGGCGCGCGAGATGCGGGACAAGCTGCCCTATGCCGTCTGGGTGCGGCAAGGCCACATTCACGCGCCGCAGGGCGAGAGTATCAATTACCGGTACGTCGCGCAGACGCTGGCTGAATATAACCGCGATTTTGAGGTGCAGCTGGTCGCCTATGATCGCTTCGCCTTCAAGCGGTTCGAGGAAGATGTCGACGAGATCGGCTTGTCGCTGGCCTTTGCGGAGCATCCGCAAGGCGGGCTGAAGAAGGGCAAGCCACTGGTGGCCGGTGGTGAAGGGCTATGGATGCCCGGATCGCTGCGGATGCTGGAAGATGCGCTTTTGGAAGGGCGCATCCGCCTGAAAAGCAACCCGGTGCTCATTTCCGCGATGATGAGCGCGGTCACTGAATCGGACAAATGGGAAAACGCATGGCTCGCCAAATCGCGGTCGGTCAACAAGATCGACGCTGCGGTGGCGCTGTGCATGGCGATGGGGGCGGCAATGGGAGATGATTCATCGGGCTCCGTTGACGCCTGGCTGTCGAGCCTTGCCGCGTGAATTTTCTGCAGAAGGCCATCGAGTGGCTAGGCTTCGGCGACCCTTGGGTTAGCCGCCAAGACGGCACGAACTTTCGAACGAACACGGTCACGCTGGCTGATTATGATGATGCCATAGCGGCAGGCTCGGGAAGCGTTTTGGGATTGGCCACAGCCTGGGCTTGCGTCAATCTGGTGGCCGGCACCATCGGGTCGCTCCCGCTGGCTGTGACACGCGCATCACGCGGCGGGGTTGATGAAGAAGAGTGGGATCATCCGCTCTACCGGGTGCTCTACGAGAGCCCGAACGCGGATCAAACGTCAGTCGATTACATGGAGTTTGTCGCAGCCTCGGTAGAGCTGCACGGCAACAGCTACAGCGAGATCGAACGCGCCGCCAATGGCCGCGTCATTGCGCTGGGCGTGCCGATCCCGCCGGAGTCGGTGAAGGCCCGCCGGGCGTCGAGCGGCGACATCGAATATGAGTGGACGCAAAATGGAGTTATAAGCCGCGTCCCACAAAGCCGGATGCTTCACGTCCGAGGATTCGGCGGCTCGCCGCTTGGGGGCATGTCCACTATTGCCGCCGGCCGGAAAACATTCGGCATGGCGTTGGCTATCGACAGGGCTGCCGCCGCGACGTTCCGCAACGGCGTTCGGGCCTCCGGGATTTTGTCCACTGACAAGGTTCTGACCGCCGAACAGCGCGCTTTGGCTGAGCAACTTCTGCTCGAAAAACATCAGGGCGCCATCAATACTGGCACCCCGTTCCTGCTGGACAATGGCGTCAAGTGGGAGGCGCTGTCGATCAACCCGGATGATGCCCAGATGCTGGAAAGCCGGGCATTTTCGGTCGAGGAAGTCTGTCGCATGTTTCAGGTGCCGCCGCACCTGATCGGACATACGGCCGGGAACACCCAACTCGGCAGTAGTATCGAGCAGCAGACCCTTGCATTCCAGATATTCACGCTTCGTCGGCGCCTGAAACGCATCGAAAAATCATTAGAGAAGCAGTTGCTAACGCCCGCAGACCGGGTGCGAGGCCTAAAGATAAAGTTCAATTTGGAAGGGCTGCTTCGTGGGGATAGCGCCGCCCGCGCTCAGTTCTACCAGATGGCCCTCCAAAACGGATGGATGACCATCAACGAGGTGCGCAAACTTGAGGGTCTGCCTCCAATTGAGGGTGGCGACATCATCAGAATGCAAATGCAGAACGTGCCGATCACGGATTTGATGGGCAATGGCGGCGGGCCACCGCTGGAGGACGCGGCATGAACGAACTTGATTTCACGCTCGACGCCAAGGCGATCGACGACGACGGCAATATCGAGGGCCTGGCGGTCGGCTATGGCGACATCGATCACGGCGGCGATCAGGTCATGCCAGGCGCGATCACCGCCTCGATAGCGGGCCGAAAGTCCCTCCCGATGCTGCTTTATCACGACCAGAAGCGCCCGGCCGGCGTCTGGAACAGCTTTCAGGAGACCCGCGACGGGCTGCTCGTGAAGGGCCGCTTCTCCATGTCCACCCGCTACGGCAAGGAAGCCCACGGGCTCGCCAAGGATGGCGCGCTGGGCGGCCTTTCGATGGGCTATAAGACGATCCGTCAGCGCTTCGAGGGCAAGGCCCGGCAGTTGATCGAAGTGGCGCTGCACGAAATCTCGTTGGTGACGATCCCGATGAATGATCGGACGCGCATCATCAGCGTCAAATCCGTTTTGGAGGACGGCAAGTTGCCGTCGCTCCCCGCCTTTGAGGAGTTCCTGCGCGAGGTAGGCTTCTCGAAAACGCAGGCCGCCGCAGTCGCGGGCAAGGGCCTGTCTCATCTGCTCCGGGGTGAGCCCGGCAGTGAACCCACCGTCGACTTCATGTCGGCACTTGCGGCGCAACTTCGCGCCTGATCTCACCCCAACAAGGAATTTGAAATGTCCGAGATGAAAACCGCCGAGCAGCTTGCCGGCGAAGTGAAAGCCGACTTCGACAAGAAGTTCGACGAACTAAAGGCAATCGCCACCGATGCTCTCGGTAAGGCCGAAAAGGGCGAGCCGCTTGCGGCTGGCGCCAAGCAGACCGCCGATGAGGCGATCGTTGCCGTCAACGAAGCCAAGGCCCGTCTCGACGAGATGGAGCAGAAGATGGCTCGTCAGCGCGATGAGGCTCCGCGCCGTCCGCGTTCTGCTGGCGAAATGTTCGTCGCCAACGATGAGGTCAAGGCATTCCTCGCGGATCAGCAACCCGGCAAGCGCATCGGCGCCGAGGTCAAGGCGATCATCACCTCGCTAACCACCGATGCCGATGGCTCGGCAGGCGACCTGATCGTTCCTGACCGCAAGCCGATGGTTGATCCCGTCGAGCGCCGTCTGACGGTACGCGACCTGCTTACTCCGGGTCAGACCAGCTCGAACGCCATCCAGTATCCGAAGGAGACCGGCTTCACCAATTCCGCCGCTGCTCACTCGGAAACCAGCGGTGCCACGAAGCCGCAGTCTGAACTGAAGTTCGACCTCGTTACGGAGTCGGTGAAGACCATCGCTCACTTCGTCATTGCCCACCGCAGCATCTTGGACGACGTGCCAATGCTGCGCAGCTACATCGACGGTCGCCTGCGCTACGGCCTGGGCTATGTCGAGGACAATGCGCTGCTCAACGGCGCGGGCGGTGCTGATCTGAGCGGCATCTACACCCAGGCGACCGCTTCGACCGCCAATCTCGCGGTCATCGCAACGCCCACATGGCTCGACGTTCTCCGGGCGGCGATGCTGCAGGCTTCGCTCGCGAACATCCCGCCCACGGGCATCGTCCTCAATCCGGTCGACTGGTTCAAGATCGAGACGACCAAGGACACGGCCGGCGCCTACATCATCGGCAATCCGCAAGAGGCGACCAATCGCCGCCTGTGGGGTCTGCCGGTGGTCGAAACTCCGGCTATGACGGCGGATAAATTCCTCGTTGGCGCGTTCAAATATGGCGCGCAGATCTTCGACCGCATGGATGCGCGCGTCGAGATTTCGACCGAGGATGCTTCCAACTTCAGGCAGAATCTGGTGACCATCCTTTGCGAGGAGCGCCTGGCCCTCGCGGTCTACAACACGCTCGCCTTCGTGAAGGGCGACTTCAGCGATCAGGTCACCGATCTGACCTCGTAATAATTGGAGGGGCTGGCTTCGGCTGGCCCCTCTTTTTCTGACCGCTGCGCGCAGCCGTCTGGAAAGGAGAATTTCCAATGACCAATGTGAAGATGAAGGCCACCGATCAGATCCTCATATCCTCGGTGAAGTCAGACACCCTGCGGCCCGGCGAAGAGTTCGAAGTGAGCGCGGCAGTCGCCGACGATCTCGAAAAGCGGGGCCTCCCCGTCGAGCGCGTCGAGGTCAAGGCCGAGCAGGCGCCGGAAAACAAAATGGAGCCGGTGCCGGAAGACAAGAAGGCAGCCGCGCCGCTGGCCAAAAGGAAGTAAGATGGCTCGCACCTCTCGCTATACCCCCGCGGGCCGGCGCGCGGCGAGCCGGGCTTGTGATGCCGCCTTGAAGCTCCCAGTCTGCTCGGTTCTGCCGGCGATCACGGGGGATCTATACCAGGGCGAAACGCTCACTTGCTCCTCGGGAACGTGGAGCAACACGCCCGACAGCTACGCCTATCAGTGGCACCGCGATGGGACGGCGATCATCGGCGCGACCGCTGCTACCCGCGTGCTGGCGCTTGCCGATGCCGGCGCCGCTATGAGCTGCACAGTGACAGCGACCAACTCGGGCGTGCCTGCGGTAGCGACCAGCGCAGCGACTGCTGCGGTTCTGGGTGATCCGACCTTCTCGGTACAGCCGTCTATCACCGGCACGGCGCAGGAGGGTGAAACCCTGACCGGCGACGATGGCACTCACACTGGCACGAGCGCCACCTATCGCTGGTTGGCCGATGATGTGGCAATCGGCGGCGAAACGGCACTGACATTGGTGCTGGCGGTTGGCCAGGTTGGCGCGCTGATCACCTTTGAGGTGACGGCGATCAATGCGGCCGGCTCGACGGTCGCTACAAGTGCAGCAACCAGCGCAGTCATAGCGGCTTAAAGCCAGTGAGCCTGCGCCTTGTCACCGCCCCATCAACCTATCCGATCACCATGGCTGAAGCCCGCGCGCAATGCGGGATCTACATCTCGGATACAACTCATGACGCCAAGCTGTCGCCCGCCTATTTCGCGGCGATCAACCATGTGGAAAAAGTTCTTGGCCGGGCGCTAATGGCGCAGACATGGGAACTGGTGCTCGATAGCTTTTCGGACACGATGAAGATCCCGCTGGCCCCGGTCCAGTCCATTACTTCGGTCAAATATTACGATGCCGACGACGCTTTACAGACCCTATCGACCGATTGCTATGTCTTCGATGGCGTGAGCAACCCGCAAGCGGTGGTGCGCGCTCCCGATGCCTCATGGCCAGAGGTGGCGGACGGAATAAACAAAGTAATCATCCGTTTTGTCGCCAATTACACCACGGTCCCCGAGGCCGTGAAATTCGCCATTCTGGTGCTGGTTCGGGCCTGGTTCGATAATCCTGCCGATCCAGTGCCCCCCGCCGTCGACGCACTCTTGTGGCCCAATAGTGACTTGCTCGTATGAAATCCGGCAAGCGTGACAAGCTGATCACGATCCAGCATCGAGTAGTTACGCAAGACACGACCTATGGGACGGATGTTGTCACCTGGCCGCCCTTCCTCGCCAATATCTGGGCGGAAATGCAGGACGTTTTGCCTTCACGGGCCGAGCGGGTGGCGGAAGGGATCAGCCTCGCAAAGCGCCCATGTAGGGTCCGCATTCTCTATTATGACGGCATAACCTCGGACATGCGGATTTCATATGGCGCCCGCTATCTCCGCATTGTCGCGGGACCGGCCGAGCTGGGGCGCCGCGAAGGCATCGAACTGATGGCCGAGGAAATGTCCACCGAAGGGACGGCCCCATGATCGCGTTCAAGATCAAGGGCGGCAAGGAGCTGCACGCGCTGATGCAGCAATTGCCGGTGGAAGTGGAAACGAAGATCCTCCGCAACGCCATGGCGCGCGGCGCGCGGGTTATCGCCGATGAAGCCAAACTACGGGTGCCGGACGATGAGGGGCTTTTGCGCAAATCCATCAAGACCTCGCGCAATACGAAAAACGGCCAGGTCATCGCCAAGGTCAAGCTGAAAGGCCCGCACAGCTACGTCGGCACTTTCATGGAATACGGCGTGTTGCCGCACATCATCAGCGTGGCCGACGGCGAAGGGGCCATGAAGATAGGCAAAAACTTCGTGACGGGCGCCGTCAAGCATCCCGGCCACGCCTCGCATCCCTTCATGCGGCCGGCGCTCGACGCAAGGGCCGAAGAGGCGATCAACGTCATCGGTGAATATCTCGGCAGCTATCTGCGATTCGGCACGATCCAAGCCCCGGTTGTCGCTGTGGATGACGAGGAATGAACGGCGTCGCAGCGGTTCGGTCGGCGCTGGTCGCCAACGCGGCCCTGATTGCCCTTGTTCCCGCCGCGCGCATCGGCTCGGGCGTCCTGCCGCAAGGCACGGCGCTGCCCGCGATTTCGATCACCTCGGTATCCTCGGTTGACCGCAATATCCCCAATCCCAGCACCTATCGCCACGTCATGGAGCGGGTGCAGGTCACGGTAATGGCCGCGACCTACCCAAGCCAAAAGACCATCCTGAAGGCTGTTCGCAAGGCTGCGGCCGACACGATGCCGACTGTGACCGGGCTGGTCTCGGTAACAATCCATACGGACAGCGCCGGGCCGGATTTTATGTACGACGAAGCCAGCATCTATCTCGGGTCGCAGGATTTCAAAGTCACTTACAGCGAGGCACGATGATGAAGACCGCAATCGCCACCCGCCGCATCAGCCACGCCGGCGCCGAATATGCCAAGGGTGACAGCATCTCGCTCCCCGACGACCAGTTCGACGCGTGGGCAGGCGCGGGCATCGTCCGCGCAGCACCTAAGCCGACGCCGACGCCAATCAAGGCTCGGGCCAAGCCCGCCAAGTAGAAATTCCCCGCAAGGGAATGTCGCAGGCTCCCATTCTGGGGGCCTTTTTATGTGAGGCAGGATCATGACAGTCAGAACGTCTGCGGGGACGGTTATCTCTATTTCCGACGATATCCCCGCCACCTTCAACGAAGCCGGATATGAAGATGTTGGCGTCGTTTTTACCGCGATCGGCGAAGTGACCGACCTCGGCGAGTTTGGGCGCGAGTTTGCGCTGGTGACGCACAATCCCGTCGCTTCGCGCGGCACCGTGAAGAAGAAGGGCAGTTACAACGAAGGCACGATGAGCCTTTCGCTGGGCCTCGACACTGACGACGCCGGGCAGGTTATCGCCAAGGCCGCCGCCGCCTCGGACAATAACTATTCGTTCCGGGTCGTGATGCCATCCGGCGATTATTACTATTTCCAGGCTCAGGTCATGAGCTTCAAGGTTGGCGTCGGGTCGACCGACCAGATCACCACCGCCACCATCACCCTCGAAATCACAACCTCGGCCACCGGCATCGGTGTCGTCGAAGTGCTGGCATAAGGAGTAGCCTGAAATGACTGTCAAAACTTCCGCAGGGACGACCCTGAAAGTCCACGCCACGGCGCCCGCCACCTTCGATGCCAGCGGCTATAATGCCCTGACCATGACCACCGTGGGTGAGGTGACAGACCTCGGCGAATTTGGCCGGGAATATGCGCTCGTCACCCATAACCCGGTTGGCTCGCGCGGCACGGTCAAGAAGAAGGGTTCCTTCAACGAAGGCACCATGTCGATGTCGCTCGGCCTCGATACCGACGATGCCGGGCAGATCCTGCTCAAGGCCGCGTCGCTGTCGGACAACGATTATTATTTCACCGTCACGACCCAGAACGGCGATAAATATTATTTCGCCGCCCAGGTCATGAGCTTCAAGGTTGGCGTCGGGTCAACCGACCAGATCACCGCCGCCAGCGTGACGCTCGAACTGACCACCACATCGGCAGGCGTCGGCGTGGTCGAAGTTCTCGCCGCCTAACCCCGCACGACCTTCCCGGCCTGGCCGGGTGACTGCGCATCGGCCCGCCCCGTTCTCGCGGGGTTCGGGGTGGGTCGGTGCAACCTTCCCGCGAAAGGAATACCATGTTCGACATCACATCCGTTGCCGCATCCGAAACGTCCGTTCTCGAATTGGTCAGCGCCGCTGACGAGCCCTTGCTCGACGCGGACGGCAAGCCGCTGACCATCACCCTCTATGGCCCTGGCACGACGCAATTTGCCCGTGCCAGCCAGCGCCGCCAAAACAAGCTGCTGGATCGCCTGAAGAAGAAGGGCAAGGCCGACCTTTCTCCCGATGAGCAGACGGCCGAACAGGCGGATTTCCTCGCCTCCGTGACGGTCAGTTTCAACGGCTGGACCTATCCGCCAGCGGGCAAGGCGACCGGGGCGGAGCTGTTCAAAGCCGCGTATAAGGACCGCGCGATTGGCTTCATCGCCGATCAGGTGACCGCCTTTGTCGGCGACTGGGCAAATTTTACGAAGTCCTCGGACGCGAGCTAAGCCTCTACGTCCGCCAGCTGGCGTGGCTCAACACCGCGCCGGTTCCTGAAAAGAAAAAATCCCTCACAACTCCAGACGAGGCGGTCACAAGGTTCAAGCGCATGCAGGCCGAAGGGATAGACCCCCCGACGCCGCCTTGTGACGGCCTGTTTCTTGTCGAATATCTGATGGAGATCGGCCCTATCGTCCCGGCTGGGATGGGGGCCGGTTCTGTCAGTTGGCGCGACATTGCCGACTGGCAGATTTGCACCGGCATCCATCTGGAGCCGTGGCAGGCCAAGCTGATCAAACAGCTGTCGACCGATTACCTCAACATGAGCCGTGACGCTGAAAAGCCGGAATGCCCGGCGCCGTGGCTGAGCGACGAAGAAATCGACGCGAACCGGGATGCCGTGGGCCGCAAGGTTGCCAACGCATTCAAGGCGATCATGATGGCGAAGGGGGCGAAATAATGGTCAAGGCCGCCGCCACCCTTGAAATCCAATTGATCACCGATGTCGCGCGTCTGCAGTCCGATATGCGCGCGGCGCAGTCTGCCATTGAGGGCGCGATGGGTGGGGCGGCGCGGTCCACCAAGCCCGCGATCGACGCGATGAAGCAATACGCCAATGAGGCGAACGCCATCCGGTCGAAACTGGATCCGATGTTCGCGGCACAGCAACGCTTCAACAGCGAAATGGCATCGGCCGAAAAGCTGCTGAAGGTTGGAGCCATCTCCGAGCGCGAATATGCTGGGGCCATACAGGCGGCCCAGGCTGCATTGCAGGCGCATAGCGCGTCCCTGCATACCAATTCCGCCGCCCAGGGCGAAGCGCAGCGCGCCGCGATGGCCGCGAAACAGGCGCAGCTGGAAGCGGCAGAGGCGGCCCGCGTATCG